CCGCAAGTTGTAGAAGAACAAGTGGATGGGACTGCGCCGGATGTAGGGGTACATGGATCTCAGCCGCATACCCTGCAGCTGGTCCGACGTAGCATCAAGGGGCGGTGACACGGAGTACCCGCTGTGGAACACCATCCTAGCGAAAGATGGGACGAACAACCAGGACGAGTCCTTGCAACTGTGCAGGCTCATCGAGGTGAACGTCATGTCCTCAGCGTCCTCGTGGAGCGCCCTATTCATGCGTTTGCCGAGCTTCGCGACGGCTAGTTCATACCACGCTGCTTTAACCGTCAGTCCTGGGCCGGCGATTAATGAATCGTCACCGAACACCATACAGCCCGTGTCTGGGCGGAAATCGGGGTTGAGCAGATAGGTCTTCTCGCAACCGTTCTGCACGGTGTTTGCGAGGGAAGTGTGAGGCCGGCCGCTTGCGCGCGGCCCGGCGACACTAAACACAGCGCCCAGGCGCGAAGTGCCGCTTGTGACCATGCACGCGCGATACAATCGGGCGAACGTGGCCTTGTACTCCGGTTGGAGCATCCAAACGAACAACGCGCACTCTAGGTGCTGGTCTGACATGGTGATGGTGCTATCGTAACGACTCGCGTCGTACTCGAGGTAGCCGTGTCCCGCGTCCACATGGTCGCCGATCCACCTGCTCATCTCGCTAACACTCCTACCCGTGGCGTAGAGCGGCCGTCCGCCCTCCCCGTCCCAAACCAACTTAATGGCCTCGGACAACGCCACGGTGTACGGACCGAGTGAGGCGTTCAGCTCGTCAGTGGAGCTGAGTATCGCCCGCGGATCGGATCCGTATTCACCATCATCTCCCAGAGGCCCCCCGACTTCAAGCTTCACCAGCAGTCGAGTGGCATAGGAGGAATGTTCCAAATACGCACCGGCTGTCGCCCGGTACGCGGCCCGCATCCGGACCTGGTAAGCTGGAGGATACCTCGACAGCCACTTGTGGAAGGGCATCGGCCGCACGGAGTCACGCATTCCAGGAAACAGCCGCTCCCGGTTTGCCCACACCCATGCTCGATACTTCTCCTCCTCGGCTGGCTCGGCTAGATTGGCCGGCGCAGCCAGGACCCGCCCCACTAGCGCCTGGTTCTCCGCGTCGGCGTCCCTATTCGGGGCCGCGCATGGATAGCCAGTGTGGGCTGGGCCAATAATAGCTAGGTGGGGCTTCTCGACACGGTGACGATCCGCCGGTCGAAAGCGAGTTTTCGGTTCATGCTTAATGCGCCGCAACCGATACTCGCCGAATTTCACCCACGCATTGGCTACAAACGTCGGACCGTGATGCCGCACCCACCTATCGGTCCAACGAAACAGATGGCCCTGCATCGACGCCAGCCAACAGGCGGCGAGCGTGACAGGACCATAGTCGCCGGCCGATGATGCCAGCATCGGCCGGTACTGGCTCCACAACCACCGCACAAAAGCGGGCACGGGAGCGTAATGCCCGACGGCCTCGATGATGTGGCCCACGATCTCCA